CGGCGGTCGATAGACCGGCAGTGATCCCGATATCACCGCTCCCCAGGTTCTTTCGAAGGGATGACTTGCCGAGCGCCGCCTCCCCCTTGATCCAGTCAGCCAAGCTCATTGCAGCACCCATTCCGAAATTGTTTCAAGATTGCCGTCCACGTCATAGGTCAGCGTCTGCACCCAAGTGCTCGTGCCGTCCGTCGCCGTCAGCGTCGTGAGCTTGCCGTCCGTATAGCCGTAGGTCGTGGTTATCGTGGCATTGGCGTATGTCTCGACGGTGGTCTCAATGTCGCCACCCGCGTCGAAGGTGGAGGAGAATGCGCCAGTGCTGGCGTTCCGGTTGGCGATCACATCAGGGCCATCGAAGCCTGCGATCGTGTCGTTGAGGGTTGAGGGCTGAACAGCAGTGTCGGCCTTATCTCCCTGCGCTGCTGTAGCGAACACAGCCGCATCCTGAAGAGCAGTATCAGCCTTCGCCAACGAGGCGATTGCAGCCTCCGATAAGGATAGAGTCCTATCTGCAGCCAAAGACCCGCCGCCAGTCAGCCCGGTGCCGGTAGACACTAGTCGAGCGGGCTGGACTGCAGTCTCGGCTTTTGCCGCAGACACATACAGTTCCGCAAAATTCGAATTTGCCTTGTCCAGTGCCACGCGAAGCGCGTCACCAGTGCCGTCATTCGGAGCGGCGCCGATGTTGATAACCGATTGTGCCATAAATCATCCCCGCGCAGCGCGCGGCGATGCCGGCTGCGCTAATATCCGAAGTCGGCTATGCCGAGGTTTTCGATGTCGGTTTCGTCGCCCGATGCGGCCGCGGTATGTGATCGACCGTGCGACCACTTCGTCTTTCCGCCAGGCAGGCGGACGCCGCTAGAATCGCCCCACATGGATCGCCCCCAACGGGAGCGCCCATGGACATGTCCACGAACGTCGTAGCCGTGATAGCCGCGCCAGAAGTAGGACCGAGCCGGATCGGAGAGACCGGCCAGGTACTCGGCGTTCATCAGGCGATTGACTTCGTCGGCGCCGGGCAATTCACCCATATCCATCTGATACAGGTGCCAGCGGCGACGTCCGCGAAGTTGGTCCTCGATGTCGATCGCGTCGTAATCCAGCCACCCGAGCGCCGTTGTGACTGCCGCAGGCGTGCCCCGCAGCCGCTGCCACGGGCGTCCTTCGTCGATCGTATCCTCCGCGGTCCCGAAGAACTGCGAAATCGGCCCAAGCCCGTACTCGTAGACGAGCCACGGCGCGAACGTCACATTGAGCGGACGCGCATACTTGATGCCGTGTATTTCTTGGATCGCAGGCGCGATTTCATCGACGATATCCGTCGCTTGCTCTATGGTGTATTCGAAGACCGTCGTGCTGTCGGACGGCAAAACGGTCGTGAATGTCACCGCGATCTCCCCATGAAGGTAAGGCTTATGGTGCCGAGCGCGGCGGCGCTGAATCGATCCATTACGGTATCGGACGCCGGGGCGACGAGGTTGACCTTCGCCACACCAGATGGCGACAGGCGCGCCGTCAGCCAGGATCGGTTGATGTCGAACCCAATGCCGCCTTCCGCGTCCAGTGCGGCACGCAGGCCGGATTCAAGCCCGGCAAAAACAGCCATCGGCGCATCCGGAAGCAGCCACACCTCAGCCGAAACGTTGACCGTCGTCTTGACGGCCGGCACGACGCCGACGATGTCGTTGATGGAGCGAATCGTGGGGGCGCCAACCGCGGCGGCGACCGCCTCGAGCAGATCGTCGTCCGGCACACCGCCGTTGCTGTGCGTCAGGATTGCGACCTCCAGCGCCGGGCCGGTGCCGGTGCGGTATACGGCGACATCGCGAATGTCCGCATCAACGGATCTGGCGTGGAACTCGTACCACTCTTCGGGGCCGGCCGTGGAGCGGCCACGGTCGGCAAGAACGACGCGCTCGCGCAGAGCCTTGTCGGATTCGCCTGTGAGGCGCGTAACGCCGTGGTCAGCGGCCACTGCGTCAAGGTCAGCGCCAGTGGCGTAGCCAAGCAGGTTCGAACGTGCCGCATTATTGACGCTGACGCGCTCTCCAGTCTCGCGATAGGAATTGCCTTGCAGGACGACCGTGACGGGATCCGTCTCGAGCATGGCCACGTCGTACTGCGGCAGGTCGAGATCGGGGTTGGCGAGGCGAACAGCCTCCCATAGCTCCTGAAACTTCTGCGTCTGACGCGCCAGGATCGCCTCGTAGTCGATCTCCTCGATGACCTGCGGGACAGGCAGCGTCGATAGGTCAACCATTGTCGGCCTCCATGGGCCGGTGGCCCGCTATGTCGTAAAAACAACCCGCGCCGTTCGATCCTCTGCAACCGAATAGTCGCCGAGATGCCCGCGCGGGAAATAGGTGCCGTGGATGGCCATGGTAATGCGCCCGTCAGGCGCCGCCGCGGTGACTGCGCCCTTCCACATACGGAAACGGGGCTCCCATCGCTCAATGGCTTCAGCCGCAGCGGAATACGCCGCAAGAATGTTCTTCGAAACCATTTTCGCGTCGACAAGGTCGGGCAAATTGGAGCCGAAATCGCGCCGCATGACGCGCGCGCCGATAGCGGTCTGGAGTATCTTGCCGATGGACTGTTGCGTGTGCTCCCAGTCAGTCAGCGGCTTGCCGGTTACGGCGCTTATTCCTGCCGAGTCGGCCATGGGGAGTGTCCTTCAGTAAGACAGGCGCAGGCGATGGCGTCCACAGCGCCGCGACGTTGCCGTGTGGCGGCGTTAGCTGAAAAGCTTGTGCGTCGGTCAGTTCAAACGGAGAACCCGCCACGCGCCACTGTCCGGCGACCTCGCAGTCGATCCTGGTGGTGTAGGTCTTCATGGGTGTCTCCCGTTGTGGCATCCCGCTAATCGACGGCAAACACCTTCGACGACCCCTCGACGATGGGCCACAAGCCAGAGGACGACCCGCTGGATACGTTGACCTTGTCGCCGATGCGGGCGACTCGCTTGCCGCCCTCGCCGCCAAGATGGACGTTCGGGCTGTTGACGATGACCGTGGCCGCCGTGACTGTCGCCGTGTCGCCGCTGACGGCAATCACCGTCTCGCCGATTTTGATGTGCAGCGGCGTGTCGTCGTTTTCGCGCTGGTTGCTATCGCTGTAGGTGGAGAAGTCGATCTGAGCGTCGGCCAGGTCGCCGGATTCGGAGACCACGTCGACCTGCTCATCCTGCGAATACAGAACGTCGATCTTGACCCCGCCCGCCGCGATCTGGCGCGGCTTGACCCATCCAGTCAGATACGGCTTCTCGCCCTGCTCCGAAAGGCGCACCCTGTACTTGCCGGCGTTAGCGCCAGTGCCGATTTCGGCAACCACGCCCTTGCGGCGGCGATTCCTCGCTCGCCGCTCGAGTTCAGCCACGCGACCATAGATGTCTGTGATGATCTCGGCCATGGTCGACGGGGTCGTGCTCATCCCACAATCTCCGCCGGCGTCGCATCCACATTCACCACGGCGACATCGGCCTCGGCGCCTTCGGGCGGAACGATAAGCATCGCCTCGCCCTCGCTGCGCGTGATGCCGTAGCGCCGCAGCGCCGTCTGCCAGTCCGTAGCCGTCCCGCTGATCTGCGCCTGCATCAGCGCAACCCAATCAGTCAGTTCCGGAACGGTCGCGGCCTTCGCGAAGAATAGCGCCATCGGGCTGGTCGGCTTCAGCGGCTCGCCGCGTACCGGATCCGCCGTGACGTCGGCGACAAGCTTGATCTGCTGCGCGGCAAGCTTCGCGCCATCGGCAGTATTGCTGGTGCGCGCGCGCTCAAGCATGTCGTTGCCGAGAATGAACTTGCGGAAAATCTCCGCCCACTCGTTATTCGGGTCTGACAGCGCGTCGCCGATCTGGCGCGCAACGATGTCCAGAAGAAACTCAAACGAGGCGTCCGTCGCCGGGATGCCGGGATAAATGACGCTCGCGCCCGTATCCGGATCAGAAACCAGTTGCGCCGTAGTAACGCCCATCTCAAACAGAAACTCAGTCGACCCGTTGGGCGTAAAACTGCGAATGGTGTTGGCGCCAGACTTCGCCGCGTCTGTGTAGACCGAAATGAACGGCCTATCCTCGCCAGACCGAAGGGTGCCGTCAGCGGTGACGTCAAGCGCGCCAATCTCACTGTCGAGGACATTGTCGCCAACCAGTGTCTGCCCGCGCAGGGCGTAAACCGCTGCGATGCGGGCTGCGATGCGGGTCAGGGACATTGTTCACCTACAAGGAAGTGCTGGCAATCGCCAGCAGTATAAAGAAGGCCATGACCGCTCCCCATATCAGGGTTACGGCGCGCTCCGTCTTTTGTGATTGGATGGATTGCTCTAGTTCCTTCGGAGGTCGCTTGGCCATTCTCTCTCCTCCTCTAGCGGCAACAAAAAGCCCGCCGTTGAAGCGGGCCTTGTATTGGCGCTGGTGTCTTTGGTGGTTAGGCTGAAGCTAATAGTCTTGCGACGTCAGCGTCTACGGGCGAGTTCGGTCGACGCTTAACCGCGACCGGCTTCAATTGCGGCTCAGCGCGCGCCTGCGGACGCAACAGTTTAGGGGCGACATTTACTCCCTTCGCCGAGTTATTGCCGAGCCGCCTGATGGATCTTGGCGGTGTGTAAACGAAGGATGGATGAACGCCCCGCCCGCGTTTTTCGCCTCTGATATAGATATAGGTAAGCTTCTTCACGAATCGCATCACATCAACCATGGATACATAGAACCACTCCCCATGTGAGTGGCGGCTGGCGAACTCTGCGTGGCACAGAGCCTCTATGGCCCGCGCAGTTACCATCGCGCTCTCCGGTATCCTCCAACTGCCGTAAATCGACAACGAGATTGGAGAGCCGGACACTAGCGACAAACACCTCTCTTCAGGGTCGTTAGCTATGCCTATCTTGACGGGCATCCCTATCGCCAGATGCTTGTCCTCAACCCCAATGACGTAAAGATGGCGGCAAGACCGTTCCGAGCTTTTTCTTCGTGCCGCTCCCATTAGGAGGCGGCCTCCATCTTGACGATCCACTCAATGAGAGTTGACTTCCTGGCGAAGACGCCAGTTCCGATGCGGAAGGTTGGCAACCTTCCTTTCGAGATGGCGTAATAGATGGCCCGTCTGTCCATTCCAAGGTAGGCCGCGATGTCGTCGGCACCCTTCAATATATCGTCCGCCACAGAATCCATCACATTCTCCTCTAGTGGTGTTGGTGAGGAGACGTTACCAAGCTTTACAAATTTGTCAACACGTTTCAGTCTGAATCATCGACTGAATAACACGCGATCATTTCGCCGCTGTTGTTCTGAATGATGACGCAGCCATAACTCACGTCAATGTTCCCGTGATGCATGGTATAAAGCGTCATCTTCTTCGCCTTGTAGAAGATGGAGCGTTCCTGCTCCGCACCCACCGCCCTACAGGTCGTTATTTCATGGATAGCCTTTGGACCATCGTTGCCACGACCCCAGTGTGCCGTCATCGTCATGTAATCTCTCCTCATCGGGCTCCCGCGCCCCTAAGCCTCATTCAAATTCAGGACCAGCCGCGTGTGGCTGCGGTCATCGACGTCGGCGACCTCAAACCAGGGCTCGCCCCAGCGGGACAGCGCCTTAACCCTGTCTCCCTGCTTCGGCTGAGGCCCGGTGTACGTCTTCCGATCGATGTGCAATTGCGCCTTGTCTGCGACAATTCTTGTGCGCCAGCCGGCGGACCCGCCGCCCGTGACGCTGGTATTCTTCCCCTCGCCGACCCGCAGGACGGCTTCAATCTCAATCATGGGTCTCGCCGGATCGACGACACCATTCTTCAAA